TATACCTGAAGTTGCGGTGTTTGCAGCAGCACCAGACTCAGCAACCTTGTAGATGGTTCTGATGACTTCACGGTTGATTTCAGCAAGGATCTCAGTTGACAGAATGTTTGCCAACTCAGCTTCTGCATTCAGACCGTGGATTGCCTTGAGGTCTTGTGCCAGTTCCAGCGAGTACTCAGCCTTCAGTGCTCTTGACTTTGCAGTAACGGTGACTTTCTCAATAGAGAATGCCATCTCGTTGAATGCATTACCAGAACCGTCGCCAAGAGTCTCAGCGTCGCCAGTGTGCATACCCTGACCAACTGCGTACTCAGCTTGTGAGATTGACGAGTTGAGAAGACCAGGATTTGAACCGAGGTTGGTGGAACTAGTAGTACCGAAACCAACTGACTCACCGTCAGATGCCTTAGCGGTGTAGAGACCTTGCTCCAGATCGCTGCCGCTGTCCTGACCAGAGAACTGTGACTGTGCCTCGTCAAAGAGTGCCTCAGTACCAGACTGGTTGGTGTAGCGTGAACGCATTGCGAAGATCAGTCCAGTAGGACCGTTCATTGGTTGAACACCTGCGAGGTCATAAGCGACCAGGTTAGGCATTGAACGACGGATCAGCGAGATCAGAACTGGGTCAAAACCTGCGTTAGGACCACCAGCAAGACCTGCAGCGCCACCGAAACCACCAGATGCACCAGCAGCGTTAGCAGCGTTGGTGGGTGATTCGGAGAGGAACGCACGCTCCTCGGTCATGAATTTTTCTTGGTTCTCCAGGAGAACTGCGGTTACCATTCTACGATGGGAGTCTTTGATGGCGCTAGCGCCTTCATAGTCCAACAATGGTGCCCACTTCTCCTGCAGATGCTCAGCATTGAACATTTGCATTTGATTTTACCTCTTTAAAAGTGTTTGGGGTTTAGGGTATAATGTAAAACTTATTTTTTGGAAACTCTCTGAAGTGCAGAGAGATAACCTTCCATGCTTCCAGAAACCTGTGGCATTGAAGACTCCTCTGAAATAAGTTCAGCAGAATCTCTTTGAGCACTGGAAACTCTTGAAGGGAAGTATGCTTCTCTTAAGGTTACCAGTTTCTCACGGTAGTCTTCTTCACTATCAAACTCAACACTTTCGGAAAGAGAAGCGAGTTTTTCTTTCTGAGTTACAGCAAGTCCCTCAGAAACTTCACCTAAAATTCCATCAGTAACAGACTCCGCAAGTCTCTTGTTTAGAGCAACATTTCTTTCGATTTGCTCGTTGAGTTTTTCTTCCATTTCATCAAGTTTATTTACCATGCTCTCAAGTACATCATATCTATCTTCAGGGATTGTTACATAATGCTCTTCAAAAAGACCCTTCATTCCTTGGAGGAATGATTCGGTCATCTCGGTCTTAAGACCTTCTTCAACTGCGAGTGCATTTTCTTGAATCCACTCGTCAGCAACATACTCAAGATATGAGTCAACTCTTTCGGTGATCTCACTCTTGAATTCTTCTACTTGTTCTACGATTGCATTTTCGTAGGACTGTTGCAGTTCTTCTCTGATTGCTGCAACTTTAGCATTGATTGCAGATTCAAAGATAACTTTTGCCTTTTCCTGGAACTCTTCGGAGAGTTCTTCACCTTGAAGAAGTGCTTCAACATCTTCTTCAATGTTCAGTTCAACGACTTCTTCTTCGGTCTCTTCAGCAACAACCTCTTCTTCTGATTCGGAAATTGCTTCTTCAACCTTGCTACGGAGAGCGTCCTCTTCGGTCACTTCTTCTTCAGCAACTAACTCTTGGTCCTCTACCTCAACTTCCTCAGCCTTAACCGCTTTAGAATTGACGACATCTCTTACTTGCTTCAGTGAAGCACCAGGAGTCTTCAGTTTTGCTGAATCGTCGTCTGCTTTGTAATTCTCTGGGGTAGGACCGCCAAGATCTTCCCAAGATCCAGTTTGACCTGGTGCCATAACACCAGATGCATTGCCCGAAGGCATTGGATCGCCAGGTTTTGCGTTAGCGTTAACGGCTGTCTTGGATTGAGCAGTGCCTACTTCCATTTCTTGTAAATCTTTTCCACTGGACATTTGAACTCTCCGATTTTAACCTTTGTGTAGTTTTTAAAACTATATTTATTTATAAATTACAAATTTGATAGAAAATCATTAAACAGTTGAAGTTTGTGCTCTTCAAGAGCACGTTGATCAACTAATGTATTTATCCTGTTTCTGGTATGGGATGCAAATCTTTCACGAAGGATTCCACCTTCCCAAACCCATTCTTTTCCTTCCATGATTCCATCAACAAATGCATCTGGTGCAGAAGGATCAGCAACGATATCTGCAGCGGTTGCCAGCATGAAGTCTTCGCCAACGATGTTGACACCTTCATTGTTCATTTTAATTGAACCAACGCCACGAGAAGAAACACCAAGTTTTACTCCCTCATTAATTAAGGACTTGGCAATTTTGCCCATTGGAGTTTCAAGAAGTTTCGCCTTACCGTAAATGTTTGAACCTCTTTGCTCAAGTTTTACGATTTTATGTGATACACGATCAAGGTTGATTGTTGGTCCATCGGGGTGACCGAGTTCACCAAGTGCTCTACCTTTGTTGGTATACATTTCATTGTATCTTCCAACTTCTTTTGCAAGAGTTTGGATTGGATACATTCTACCGTTGCGGTTTTTGATGTCACCTTGAAGGAAAGTTCCCTCAATGTACATACTCTTTTTACCGTTCTTTTCTTCAACGATAAAATCTACGGTTTCTACTTCTTCTCTAATGAGTTTCATTGTTCTTTAATTTGTAAAACCTACTTTTGTACCTCTTACAGTTGAAGCACTAGCAAAAACACAATGTGATGGTTTTTTCTCTAAAAGTTCAACAGCATTTCCTGGTAAGGTCATTGAACCAATACCAGTACCACTTTGAGTTTCCACAACTGTAACTACCGCAGCAGTTGAAGTCGTATTAACCAAACGAACTACGGTTGCACTAGTAAAACTAGTAGCAGTGCCAGTATCTGTTGGCAATCCAATTTCGTCTGCTAACAATAAAGTTCTAATTGTCATTCCTCTTCTCCAGGTTGATCCTCATCTTCTTCAGAATCAATTTCATCGGAAACTTCATCTTCTCCAAAAAGAGTAGAGGCAACATATGGTCTTGCTGCATCAATCTTTTCTGCTGACTTAGTATATAAAATCTCTTTGATTTTATCGCTAACTTCAGATGGAGAAGATTCACCAGAAATGATCATGTCCATTAAATCATCCATTTTTTAATCAAAATATTATAAACTATAATATATTTATATCTCTCCTCCCTTTGGAGGTTTTACTTCTGTTGCTGCACCTTGATTATCTATGTTTGGTTCGTTGATTGGAGCACCCAAATCCATTCCTGCTGCACCAGGTTCAATTGGTAATCCAGTATTTGGATCAATTGGTGCATTTGGATCGGGAAGAATTCCGTCTTTGATTTCTTTATCAATCTGCTTATCAATCTCAATGATCTCAGTTTCTGTTTGCTTGAGAACTTTGGTTCTGACGTAATATGCAGAGAAGTATTTGCCCATGTATGGTTCCATGGCAGCAACTACTCCAAGTTGCTCAGTCAGAAGTTCATTTTTCTTGAGATCTGAGAAGTGGTTGTCATACAAGAAGTCATATTGAATATGCTCTTCAAGTAAATCCCAATCTTCTGGAGTGATAATATTTTTGAGAATCAATTGAGTTTTCAACATGTCGTTGAAAATACCAGAGAATCTCTTACGGAGTCTTCCTACAAACTTAGTAAACTTAAGTTCATCTCTCAGAATTTCGGAAGAACGACCAAGATTGAATCCACCAGCACTATCAAGTCTGCTGGAAGGAACATTCAGTGATTTGTAAAGTTTGGTTTGGAAGTACTCAATATCAGCAAGTTCACCAAGATTTTGTCCACCAGGAAGTGTAGAGATTTCAGTTCCTCTTCCACCTTCTCTTCTTGGTAACCAGAAATCCTCAAGCATCGCCATGTATTTGCGATCATCACGAATTTCTCCAGTGTCGGCATTGTAAACCAACTTATTGCGATAACGATTCATCACATCACGCAAGTATTGTTCTGCCTTGACCTTGGGGAGATTGCCAACATCAATGTAGAAAATTCTACGCTCTGGTGCGCGTGATAGTCTGTAGATAACAAGAGAGTCCTCAATCATGCGAAGTTGATTGAGTGCCTTAATTGCTTTATGCAAATATGATAAAACAGTTTGCTTGTTTCTGTCTACTAGACCAGATGTTACGTATGTAATTGCATCTTTTGCAATTTTTACTGAACCTTTATTATGTCTGCTCGGTATAATACCACTACTCTTTGATGCAGAATTTGGATCATAGAGATAGTATTCTTCAATTTCTGGTGCTGCATAACTTTCAGGATTCATTGGATCCTTTCCGTTTCTTGCAACATCAAAAGGTGATTGACTATTTGGTCCTTCTTTCTCTGCCTTACGGATTAATCTAATTTTTAATGGATCAATATATCTAATTTCTTGAATTCCAGCGGAAGGATCCTTAAGATCAATTACCTTGTGATAAAAGATTCTTCCATCAATGTACCAATTCCTGAAAATCTCATGACACTTTTTATCAAAGTTCATCAGACTTTTAATATTCTTAAACTCACTTCTGATGATTTCTTTTAGTTTATCAGAAGCGGGTAAATTTGATAATTCAATTTCTAGAGGCGAATCGTTTGAGTCAGATACGATCGCCTCATTTACGATATCTTCAATTGCACTATCACACTCTGGGTGCAGACACATTTCACGGTATCTACGTACCAGATCCTGTTCACTTTTATATACTCCCTCAATATCTACGTATTGTCCGTAGAAACCACTAGAGAGATAAAAGTCTGATTTATCTTCCTCACTAGGAGGAACTGGGGAGACAATGCTCTTAGAAGCCTTGCCGTCCCCAGGATCTGGTAGTTTGAAACCAAATAATTTAGCCATTAATCAAAGTTTGAACTATTATCTACTATTTATGAACCTGTTCCCAACTGGGTTGAACCAGATGGATCAAGAGCATCAAACCACTGAACTTGCAGTTCTACTGTGAACTCTTCAATGGTATCTGAACTATCGTATGAAAGTGCGATGTCAGAAACATTGGTTGGGAATACACCATAGAATCTGTACTGCTTCAGTACAGGAACTTGAGCGGAAGAAGCAGGAACAGTACCATTAACTGGTGATCTGCCGAGTTGTCTTACGAATACGTCCTTCTGATATGCAGTAGGATCAGTAATTCCAGCATTGTCCTCATGCTTGTTGATGAGGTTCATCCATCTCTCAAATGCAGTTCTAATTGTGAAATCTACATCGTTGATGATTGTGACTGTCCATGGATCAAATGTTCTGTCACCAGCAACCTTCAGGTTTCTTCCTCTGAAAGGAATATTGATAGGTGCAATGTTTGATGCTGGCAGGTTTGCTGCCTTGACTAAGAATCTACTTCTATCAGTCAGTGCATCTCTTGTGGTTGAATCGGGAATAGCATCATCGGGGAAATATAATTCACACTCAAATAAATTAGGTCTCGCACCACCCCCAATCATTCTACCCTTGAATGCATCAAGGGTTCTATCCTTCGTGTTTGGAATGTTTAAGTTAGCCATTAATCGTTTCCTCTAGTGAATTAAACGTTACCAACGACTTCTTCAAAACTTACGCCCGTGCGGGTAGCAACGAAAGTAAGACCGATGAAGTTAATGGATCTTGCGGGTTTGACAAAGATGTCTGCTCTAAACTGGTTAGAGTCAATAACGTCAGGAGTGTTATTTGTCTCATCGCAGATTACGATGAAATCAGTGATTCCCCTCTTCGCCTTAACATCACGGAGATATGGTTCAACGATATTTACAAAGTTGGATCTTGTGATGACATCATTGAATTCAAAGAGTTGATCTCTTGCTGCTCTCTCAATTGAATCCTCAATCGTGAGGAACAGGCGACGAACGTTGATTCTGTCAAATGCAGAGGCATATGCAAGACCAGTCTTGTCACCGAAGAGAATAATTCCAGAACCAGGTGAAGCAATAACTGGATTGATTCTCTTAGGATAGATCAGATCTCTCTGTGCTTGTGATGGATTGTATGCGAGTTTGACTGCACCGTTGATTGCTCCTCTTGAAGAACCTGCAGGTGAGAACCAGGGATACTGATTGATTGAGGTTCTTGCCATCAGTCCTGCAACGTCAGCGTTACAAGGAATATATCTAAACTGATTGTTGAATCTGTCATACATGTACTTGTATCCAGAGTCAAACACTGCGTAAGAAGAGGAGGTCAGTCCATCAAAGAATGCGATGATATTATTAGTTTGTGTATCGGAGTTTGCTACGTTGACAACTCCTGCTCTGTGTGGTGAGATGCAAGCGATGCAATCCTTTCTCAGATTTGCAATTTCAATCAGTTTGTTTGCTTTTGCTTGCGACTCATAAATTGTGTCTCCACCAGAAGGTCCGTTGATCAGGAAGTTGATATCATATTCTGCAGGGTTCTTAAGAACCTCATACGAAGAAACGATCTTAGCAAGAGTTGCAGCGAAACCACCGTTTGCAGTGTAGTTTTCACCGCCAACGAGGTTGTAAGTTTTTGTTCCTGCAACTGCGAACTTAGTTCCTTGTGCAGCACTACCCCAGTTACCAGTTCCTGATGCAGTGAAGACAGCACCAGATCCAGCAGTTAATCCACCAGCAACTCCAGCAGGAGCAGCACCAGCGTAAACATACTCAGAGATTCTCGCCAGATAATCCTTATAGTATACCGACTCAGTTGGTGAAGTTAATCCATCTGAGGACTTAGTGAGATAGGTAAACTTCTCTACAATATTTCCTGCCGCTCCAGTTACTGCACCAGTGTCATCAACGACAACAACGTGAATTTCGTCGTTTGCTGCACTTCTTTCAGAAGCATACTGTGAAGTTCCTGGTTTCTCGGCAATGCTCTTCCAGTATACGGTTGAGTTGGTCAAACCGAGAGTCTGCTCTCCATACCAGTCAGTTGCAGTTGCTGAGGTATAAGTTGTAATTACAGTACCAGCAGCACCAACAACATGAAGTTGATTCGTATAAACAGTGCTGCTAGTAGTTCTGCTGAACGTAAATACTGCACCGTCTCCTACTGTACTGATACCAGTGATTGTCTTATCTACAAAGACTGTTCCGATTCCAATGGAAACAACGGTGGTTCCTGTGGATACGGTTGAATTTCCTCCAGTTACTTCAACTGAATCTCCAAGTTGAATTCCAGTTGTAACAATACCACTGATTGAAACATCAAATGCAGCGTCAATTACACCAGCAGTTGTTGCAACACCAACAGTAGTTGTTGAGGTAACTGATGAAGGAGCAGTAAACTCAAGAGAACCGCCTTGGGTGTATTCTGCTGAGGTTGAAGTTCCTGCAGCGGAAACCTTATCGGTGACCTTCACATAAAGTTCACTTTTGCCAACACCAACACCAGTGACGATTGCTCTGAGGTAACCATCGTATGCAGAAGTTGAACCAGAACCAGCAACGACTCTTCCGTTAATTGACTGGGTGACAGCCATACCAACGGTAACACCAGCGGTGTTGACTCCAGAGATGATTTGATCTGCAAAACCATCAATGGTGCAAACTTTTAAGTTATTTGCCCATCTTCCTGGGTTCTTGGCGGCGTATGACCAGGTAGTTGCAGTGCTATGGTCATTTACGTAGTTTTCGTATGACTTGACTTTCAGTGTTACTGAGTCTGCACTTACGCCAGCATTTGCGTTATTGAGAGTAGAACCATCAGTTCTGAGAACTCTTAAGATTCCACCGTATGAGAGATATGACGACGCACTTAACCAGTAATCATACTGTGCGTCTGTAGAAATTGGCTTACCGAAAGTTCTGAGAAGATCTTGC